AAGGTAGCGTTCAAAAGATTGATGTAAAATCCTTCGGCTGCTAGAATAGCCAACGGGTTCTAGCCTGAGATTAGTTGGTACGGAAAGATGAATGTTGTTTGTTCTTTAATCTTTCATAAAACTTATGAACATAATAAACTTGTAGAAGATATAATTTTAATTATGCTAAGACTCGGGTTCGACTCCCGACTCGTCCAATATGAGTAGAAAAATTTGTGTTTATTGTGGTAAAAGAAAAAATAGTAAATCCTTTTCTAAACATAGAGGACACAAAGATCGTCTGGATAGTAGATGTAAAAGTTGTGTTAAAAAAGAAACTAAGATAAGATATAAGATAAGAAAAAAAGCACCACCAGTACCAAATAACTGTGAATGTTGTCATAAGTTATTTTCAGAAAAAAACAGCGAAAGATTAGATCACTGTAAAAAAACTAAAAAGTTTAGAGGCTGGGCTTGTGATAAGTGCAATACTGGTATTGGTCAATTAGGAGATAATGCTCAAGGAGTTTTAAATGCTCTTAATTATGTTCTACTAAGAAGCGATATTAGTGCTGATGAATTACCAGTATTAATAAATGGAGTTGTAGATACTCTCAATAATCTGTTGTCCAGACAGAAGGATTCAAGTAGGGTGGCTTGACAAGTCGATAACGCTAGTGTAGAATGGCAATACACACAGGAGACTATTTGGAATGATTCACGATTTTAATTATGTTATGGGAATGGTTCGTGATCTTCGTGCTACAAGCAGCACTAAAGATAAGGAAGGAATTATTTTGGATTATTGCGGACATAATAGTGCCGCAGCATCTTTCACTAAAAATATTTTACTTTATACTTATCATCCATTGTGGCAATATAATGTCACTAGTGATAATCTCAAGAAGAAGAATCATCTTGTAGCAAGAAAGAACGAATACAAAAATTTCTTTGATTTGCTTGACGCTCTAAAGAGTCGCAAAATTACTGGACATGATGCTATCTCTGCTGTGAATAGTTTTATTGAGCATTATTCTGAATACGAGGAACTTATCCATTGTATTATTGACAAGGATTTGAAAACTCGTGCTGGTGATAAGATTATCAATAAGGCTATTCCTGACCATATTCCAGAGTTTAGTGTTGCTCTTGCAGATAAGTATGAGCCTAAACTGGTAGATTGGAAGGATGGATGGTATGTTAGCCGAAAAATTGACGGTGCTAGATGTATTGGGATTGTTGATAGTAATGGTGATACTACCTTCTATTCCCGCACAGGAAAGGAATTTGATACTCTTGGCATCGTTAGGGATGGCATTAAGGCTCTTAACATTACTAATGTAGTATTTGATGGAGAACTTTGTCTGGTAGATGATGATGGTAATGAGGATTTTCAGGGAGTTATGAAACAACTCAAGAAGAAAGATCATACTATTCCTAATCCATCTTTTAAGATTTTTGATATGATTACTCACGATGAATTTTATAGCAAGAAGGGCGAGAAGAATCGTCCATATTCTATTCGCTATAATAATCTACGAGAAGTAATGAGAGACAATACTTGTGCTTGTCTTAGTGTGCTTGGTCAAGAACTTATTAAAGACGATGAGCATTTTGCGGAATGGACAAAACGAGGCAATGATTATGGCTGGGAAGGAGTAATGCTACGAGCAGACGAACCATATAAAGGTAAGCGTAGCAAAGACCTACTCAAAGTTAAAAAGTTTTTTGATGACGAATATGAAGTAATCGACACAGAAATGGGGCCATTTCGTTATGTAAAGAATGGGGCTGAATGTGAAGAAACTATGTTGAGTTGTGTTACTATCAAGCATAAAGATCATCTTGTGCGAGTTGGTAGTGGATTTACTATTGAGCAGCGTCAAGAATTTTATCAGAATCCTAAAAAGATTCTTGGAAAGATTATTACGGTTCAGTATTTTAGTGAGAGCGAAAACCAAGATGGTGGCATCAGTCTACGATTCCCCACATTTAAAATCCTACACGGTGCTGCGAGAACCGTTTAAAGAAACGAGTCTTGACAAGCCGATACCAGTAGTGTAGAATCACAGCATACCCATTGGAGAAAACCATGATTGTTGAGAACACAGTGATTCCGGTTCAGAATACAACTCTTGATAAGACTAAGGCCGATACTTTCTTTGCTACTTTTCCTAGAGATAAGGTTGTAGCATATAAGGAATATTGGGAGAGTGTGCGTCCACAAAATGTTGAGGATATTTTTCGACGCTATCTCTTTGCATATTGCAGCGTCCATACTACATGGAAGGGAAACTGTGCTGGATATAATGCTATCAAGAATTTTAGCGAGTGGGTTGATGACGAGAATGTTCTGAGAGAAAAACTCCATAAGAGTGGAGTTGGTCTACATAATAATCGCACAAAGTATATTTGGGATTTTGCTACTAAGTTTTGGGCCAATCCTAAAGACTTTTATTTTACTACTAAAAAGGGTCATGTTAAGAAGCGTGATTCTATTGTGAATAAAATTAATGGTATTGGATTGGCTAAGGTTAGTTTTGCTCTTGAAATGATCCATCCTAATGAAGCAAGAGTATTGTGTGGAGATGTTCATCAACTTCGCCTTTACGATATGGAGCATCTTAAATATAATAAGAGTAAGAATGGGACTGATACTTATAAAAAGATGGAGCGTCATTGGATGGTGAACTGTGGTAAGCACAAGGTTCCATCTTATATTGCACGATCCATTTATTGGGATGATCTGCAAAATAAGGAAGATAGTCGATACTGGAGTTTTGTTTTAGAGTCTACCTAATAGAGAATAATACATATGGATTTATGGTCATATTTAGAATATCATATTAAAAACTATAAAGTAATAAAATACCTAGAAATAGGCACAAGAGAAGGAGACTCCTTAAAAAGAGTTATTGTCAATAATCCTTATCTTATAGATATTGTTGTGTCTGATATGTGGGGGGATCATTATGGTGGTACTTCCAGAGGTTCTCATAGTCATATATCTGATTTATTGTCTGAAATAAATTATAATAATTCAATTACTTTTTTAGATGGTGATAGTAAAAAAACTATTCCAACCCTCTTAGATAAGTATATAAATAGTTTTGATTTAATTTTAGTAGATGGGGATCATTCTTATGATGGTGGTATGACCGATCTTATTAATGTTTTTCCTTTATGTAAATCTAATGGATTTATATTATTTCATGATATTTATCATGTTAAACACAAATATTTAGATAAATGTTTTGATGAATTTACTAATAAATATCAAGACCAAATTCAAAATATCATAAAAATGACAGAACCTTGGGGAACTGGAATTATAGTTAAAAAATGACACAAAATAATAATCCGAATGGAAAAGGGTCTAAACGTAGACCAAAAACTGTAGATCAAAAAACTTGGGATAAAAATTGGGATAGAATCTTTAAGAAGAAAAAGAAAAAGTGTAATTAATATTGTCTCTCAATAATATACAGGAGGCTACTTATGATAATGAAGAATTATGTGGCAGATGAGTTGGCTAATAAGGTTTATCATCTAACAGTCGCATTAAAACAGGCCAACGAAATTATTGAGAAGTTAGATGAACAAAATGAAAATCTCAAAGTAATTCTATCTAATCTTGGCGTAGAAACCGAAGAAAATAATCATCAGGAATTTTATCTCGTATGAATAGTTTAACAAGATCATATTCTGATAGAATGTTTTTTGGTGTTTGTGGAGGACTAGGAGAATATCTAGGAATAGATTCTAGAATCATTAGAATACTAGCAGTATTTGGTACTCTGGCTAGTTTTAGTGCTATATTCTGGATTTATCTACTTTTAGCAATCGCACTACCCAACGAAAAATAATTCAAGGTCTGGCTGTTGACAAGCCGATAACCTATGGTAGAATGAGGATACAACACGGGAATGAATCAGTCGCGTGACTGAAACCGTGAAGTAAGTTTGGATTTTTTTGGAGGTTGATTATGGCAGATGTTACTACGGTTGAAAAGCAGAAGCGTGTTCGTTGCAGTGATGAGCAGTTTCTTGAGGCAGTTTTTTCGTCCAAGACTTATGCGGAAATTGCCGCTAAGACTGGTCAAAAGATTGCTAGTACGATGGCTCGTTATGCTCGTACAAAGGCTAGTCTGGCTAAGAAGGGTGTTGAACTTCCATCTATGGAACGTGCCAAGCCTACTAAGACGGTTGATAATGTTGAGGCTATGGCAGACATTGTACGTCGCCTCAAGGCTCATACAAACGGTTGATTTAAACCATAAGACACTGACTACAATGATCTAAACCAGAGGCTCACAATTAATCAACCTCTAATTTGGTCTTGTGGTCAGTGTTATTTTGGGAGTGTAGTCCAATGGCAGAGACAACGGACTTAAAATCCGTACAGTGTGGGTTCGACTCCCACCACTCCTATCTTAAATAAAGGAATAAAAATGGATCATCATGCTAACCCTCTTGATTATATCCTAAAGTGTGCTGAACAAGGATTGGTTCCTAAATTGTTTAGTGTGCAAAATGCTAAGGATGAACTTAAAAAATTAAGAGAAGAATATAATTATTATAAGAATTTACAAGCGGTAGCATGGGGTAAAATTAATAGTCATGGTCAATTATATGATCTAAGAACTCAAGACAATCCTTATATTAATGATGAGATTGTTGTTACACTCTATTCTAATAAGGCAGAATTTAAGGATTTCTACGCTAAATTTAGGAAAAATAATGTCAACTTATCCTAATAGATTTTTTAGAGGATGGTGTTCTAATGAGGGCAATCCACGTTCTCACATTCTTCATTATCATATATCTACTATTAGGGATTTGCCTGATTACGAAGGCGGTCTTATACCAGAAGAAGTAAAATCTCTTGAAGAATATTTTAATCTGGATGAAGAAGCAGAGGGTGAACCTTACTATGCTGTTTATGCCACATTTAGATTTGATATTAAAAGAGGGCCAATTAAAATCTTTGAGGGTGATGATTTAAAAACTGCTATTTTTATTGTGGAAAATCTAAGTGGTAATAAGGTACAAGAAAATGATCTGCACCGATTTTAAGATTGATTATAGTGGATGGTTTGAAGAAGGTGGATATTGTCAGATTTATCCTATTTATGGTCATAAGGGATTAGGCTTTAAAGAATTCCATACCAAAAAAAAAGCAGAATACGCACACAAAATCCAGCGAAGATTAAGTAAATTCGATCTTGCACCAAAAGTCTACGGCAATCTTTGTAAACTAGAATTTCAGCCAGAAGAAGATTCCTACCAACCAGACCCTAGTGATTGGGGATATATCACAGAATTAGCCACAGTTTATAATCCTAATACTGTTGTTAGCATGAGACACATTCAAAATCTTGTGACTAAAATTCACGAAAAAACCAAATTAAAATTTTGGGATTGTCATTGGAGTAATGTTGGCGTAATACAAAGAAAAGGTCGTAATAAAGTTGTTTGTATTGATACAGGAAAAGAGAGTTTTGATGGTTGTGCTAATGCTTGGGGATTTGCTGATCCTGGCCCAAAATGCTCTTATTGTTTAAGATACCAATGTAGATGTAGTGAGTATTAAATGCCTTATATTAATGAAAAAGAACGAGAAGAATTAGATGATGCTATTGATAATTTAATTCTGGCTATTCGTAACGATTTTATAGAACATAAAAGTTTAAAAGATTGTTTGGGTAGAATAAATTACTGTTTTTCTCGCGTAATTTGTGGCGTTATGGGCGATACTAGTTATCCTAAGATTGCTATGATTACTGGTGTATTAGAGAATATTAAGCAAGAATTTTATCGCCGCGTTGCCTCACCCTATGAAGATAAAAAGATTTTGGAAAACGGGGATATAAAAGAATATAAAAGGAGTTTCTAATGTCACGCGATTTTGATAACAATATGAAGAAAATTATTGATAGTAATAAAGAACTTCATAAAGATACTGATAAATTTCAAAAAGAATTAGCAGACATAAAGAAACTTGTAAAGAGCCTAGATTCTAAATTAACATCCTTAGAAGAAAAAGTAGATCAAATATTTGAAATATTAAATACTTTTAGTGTGATGATGTACGAAGAAGAAGATTTAGATGGCGACGAGTCTGTTGAAAATGAAGATTGGACTCCATACAATGATGATAATTGGGAAGATAATACTGATGACGATAATGATACTGACTCTTATTATCCCGATAATTTTAGTGATAACTAATGGCTAGTTTAGCATTATTAGTAACTATCATAATTTTATTCACACTATTAGTAGGCCCAATAACATATCTTTTAGCAAAAATTGGATTTCCATCAATTATTATATACATATTAAGTTTAATTAGTATTCTTATTGGTATAAATTTTTGTTTAATAGCAACTCCAGTTTGGTATCTTGGATTGCTACCAATTTATTGCGGCTATATTAGTATTCGACTTGCCAATAAAAAATAAATTGAAGGTTGACAAGCAGGATTGCCGATGGTATACTTGGACTATCACAGGAACGATTGAAACACTTTTGGAGAACAGGAAATGAAGTTGGCAGATAGGACGATTGAAGTTCACAGTGCTGGTGTTAGAAGTGCATCACAGTTTAATATTGCACAGACCAGTAAAATGTTTAAAATTCTTTCGGATTCTCTGTATTCCGATAAGGTGATGGCAGTTATTCGTGAACTGTCCACAAACGCTAATGATAGTCATATTGCATCTGGTAATCCTAATCCTTTTAGGGTTAAGTTGCCTAGTGCTGGTGATCCTAATTTTAGTGTGAGAGATTTTGGTACTGGTCTTAGTCAGACCGATATGGAGAATCTTTATACCACTTATGGTGCAAGCAATAAGAATGATAGTAATGATTTTGTGGGCTGTCTTGGTCTAGGGTCTAAGAGTCCGTTTGCTTATACCAAGAGTTTTACCACAACCTCTTATTATAATGGTAAGCAGTATACTTATATTGCTGCTATGGATGATAGTGGTGTGCCAACCCTTAATTTGCTCCATACTATTGATACTGATGAACCTAATGGTCTGGAAATTAGTTTTGCTGTTAAGCAACACGATTTTCATGAGTTTAGTCAGAAGGCTATTCGTATTTTCCACTACTTTAAGAATAAGCCTATTATTTCTGGTGGAATTGGTACAGATTTCTCCAAGGAATATAGCAATCGTAATATTGTGATTGACGGTGATGGCTGGAGAGTTTGCAGAGTTAATAACAATCTGTTTCCCACCCAATATCATCGTATTGATAGTGGTGTTGTTGCTATCATGGGTAATATTGCTTATCCGGTAGTTACCTCTCATCTTATTGGTGAAGATAAGCAGGAAACTCCAGATCATATTGCCAAGTGGAATCGTGCTTTCAATAAGGCAGATATTGCTTCATGGAAGGCTTTTGTGGGAGAAATCATTGGTCAGGGTCTTTATCTTGAACTTGACTTTGGTATTGGTGATTTGGAGATGGATGTTAGTCGTGAAGGATTGCAGTATACCAAAGCAGTAGTGAAAACTCTGCGTGATAAGACCCAGGATATTTTCCTCGAAATGAAGGAAATGTTCAGCAAGAAGATTGCTGCTGCTAAAACCAAGGTAGAAGCAATTGCTACATATTATACAATGAATGATCTTGCTGGTGGTTGGGGAGTGGGTGCAACATGGACAGACTCTAATAATAAGACCCACAATATCAACAGTGGTGAGGACTTGGAATATAAGATCAAGGCCGGAAAGAGTCTGTACGTTTTTAACTACAGAAGCACTGGCTATCGTTCTCGTCGTTTAGTTTATCAGACAGATAAGATTCATCACGAAACTCTGACTGGTAAAGGCTATCAGTATTGGAATAGTCAGAAGAAGAATGGCAAGATGGCTTTCTTCCAGTGTGATATTAAGACAGAAGAAACAGCAAAGAAGATTGTTACTCGTTATTGTAACCAGAACGATTGCTTTGCTTATCTGATGATTGATACTAAGGACTACACCAAGAGTGATGAGGGTTTTGATGATCTGATTAATGATGTTGGATCAGAAAATATCCTCATGGTTTCTGACTATAAGGATTTGATCAAGAACAATAATCCACGCAAGAATAGCACTAGAAGTAGTCAGGGTAGTGTTAGTAGTCAGGATGCTTTCCTAATCATTGGAAATCATAAGGATACTACTGCTCTTAGTATTGGCTATAATGATACCTCACACATGAGAGAGATGAGTGAATCTCGTCTTGATGATATGCTTGAGGAAGATTCTATTGTTTATGTGCCAATTCTTAGATATAAGACCGTGCAGAATCAAGATATTCCAGAAGTTAGTGCAATATTTTACTACCTTTCAGATGATAATGCAAAGCAACTTATTGGTAATACAAATATCTATGCAATTAAGCATAACTTTGTGGAAAAATTAACCAAGGAAGGCTATAATCTTGTACCGTTTAATGATTTCATGGTGGATCGTCTAAAGAAAATTAAGACCAAGAAGTTTGATACTGTATCACAATTTAATGGTCTTGTTGAATATTGTCGGAAAGAATATGGTAAAGACGATCAGCCTAATCAATATAAATATTTTCATCATGGTTATGTTGATCGTCAG